TAATATAAAATGAAAATCACAAAACAACAACTCACAAAGGATTTATAGATAAAATGAAAATATCTAAATCCAGAATAAAAGAAATCATCCAAGAAGAGATCGTGAAAGAGATCGAGTTTAGAACTGGCGTGCCAGAAGAAGATATTCTTACTCACGGATCGGATCTTGACAAATATCCAACCACAAAGGAAGAAGAAATGTCTGAGGCTATTTCCCAGATCCTTGAAGATTTATTAGCTGATGCTGTCGAGGGGCAAGGTGGACCACCTAGAGACATGTGGATGGCAGGCTATGACGATGAACTTAATGACGAGGCAATGCGCCTGCGTGATAGGATTCTAACCGCAGCAGATGAAGTTATTGAGCAAGAAGAAAGAAAACGATAAACCAGAGGACTGCTTTAGTGAGAATTACTAAATCCCAATTGAGGCAGATTGTTTTAGAAGAAGTTAGGTTTACTTTTGAGGAAGCGGAAAAGAGATCTGATAAATATTTTTTTGATCAAATACCCGAAACATGTGAACTACATTACAATAATTTAATTGTAGAAAAGGGTAATTCAAAATACGGAATAGTAGCCGCGTATAGACATTTTACTGAAGGAATTAAAAGCAACTCTTTTGCAAATCCTATAAAGGTTGTTTGGATTAATGAAGAAAACAAGTTTCTTGTCGTTGATGGCTTTCATCGTTTGGTAGAGCGTCTGTTGAGAGGAGAATATAAATTTTTATGTGAAATCGATTGGACAGGTTTTAGCAATCGCTGGAAGCTACCAGAAAGTTATGATCGATTGATACTAGAAGATATATTTAATAAAAATAACCAATGAGCTTTCAACTAGACAAGAAACAAAAAGTAAAGGAAATATTAAAATGCGGGAAAGATCCAGCTTATTTTTTAAAGACATATGCTCGTATTTCTCATCCAATGAAAGGGCTTATTCTATTTGACACGTATGACTTTCAAGACTCTTTGCTTGGTGATTTTAACGATTATCGTTTTAATGTTATTTTAAAAGCACGCCAACTTGGCATATCCACCGTTACAGCAGGATATATTGTATGGATGATGCTCTTTCACCGCGATAAGTCTATTCTTGTTATGGCAACTAAGTTTGCAACGGCCGGAAACTTGGTAAAGAAAGTCAAAGGAATTATGCGCAATCTCCCCAACTGGTTGAAGATCGCCACTATTGATGTTGACAACCGGACTTCGTTTGAACTTTCAAATGGTTCTTCTATTAAGGCGGCCTCAACATCGGGAGACGCCGGCCGCTCGGAGGCATTGTCTCTTTTAGTGTTAGACGAGGCTGCACACATTGAAGGCCTAGAAGAGTTGTGGACCGGTTTATATCCTACACTGTCCACCGGTGGCCGTTGTATTGCTTTATCAACTCCAAATGGGGTGGGAAACTGGTTTCATAAGACCTGCACCGACGCAGAAGCCAACGCCAATAACTTTAATTTAACGACATTGATGTGGGATGTACACCCAGACAGAGATGGAGAGTGGTATAAGAAAGAAACTAAAAACATGTCCAAGCGCCAGATCGCACAAGAATTGCAGTGCAATTTCAATACTTCTGGAGAAACGGTTATTGATCCAGGTGATATGGAGTGGTTATTATCGCAAGTAAAAGAGCCAAAATACCGCACAGGATTTGATCGAAACTTTTGGATTTGGGAGGAGCATGATCCTACTTGTAATTATTTGATGGTGGTTGATGTGGCCCGTGGTGACGCATGCGATTATTCTACTTTTCATATTCTCAAATTAGAAACATTGGAGATTGTCGGGGAGTATCAGGGTAAGCCAACACCAGATATGTATGCCAACATGTTGAATCAAGTAGGTAGAGAATATGGTGGGTGTTTAATAGTTGTTGAAAACAACAATATTGGTTATACAGTTTTAGATAAATTAATAGAGCACCAATATCCAAATATTTATTATTCTATTAAATCAACACATGAATATATTGATCAGCACCAAGCGGAAATAAGAAATAGTGCTGTGCCTGGCTTCACCACATCTATGAAAACGCGCCCACTCATCGTTGCGAAATTAGAAGAGTTTATCAGAAACAAACTAATTAAAATATATTCTTCAAGACTAATAAACGAAATGAAAACTTTTATTTGGAAAAATGGTAAACCACAGGCTATGAAAAGCTATCACGATGATTTAGTGATGGCTCTTGCCATAGGTTGTTGGGTGCGCGACACCGCACTCCAAGCAAACGCGCGAGAATTAAATTATCAAAAAGCATTTTTGAGCGCTATAAAAACAACGAGCACATCATTTAATACAAGGATAAGTGGACAAGAAGGCTACAAAAAAGATAACATTCTTGATAAAATGAATGACGCGCAACAAATGTATGAACAATTTAACTGGATTATAAAGTGAGAAAATAAATGCCACCGAAAGGAAAGAATCCCCACAACCCACAGTCTGATTTATTTAAAGCCTTAACCCGGCTTTTTTCTGGTCCGATTATTAATTTCCGGTCTCAGTCTGGCCGCAGAATTAGAAGACAACATTTAGATAAGTTTTCTTCTCGTTTCAAAACTGCTTCAGGTCAGCAGTTTAAGAAGACACTATACAACCCCTTGGATGTAATTGCGTCTAATGCGATAGCCAATCAACGACGTTCTGAAAGATATATTGATTTTGATCAAATGGAATACACTCCAGAGATTGCATCGACAATGGATATTTATGCAGATGAAATGACAACTTATTCAGAGCTTCGTCCGATGCTTAATATTAAGTGCCCCAATGAAGAATTGCGCACCGTTCTAGATGTGCTTTATAGTAGTGTTTTAAATCTTGAATATAATTTATTTGGCTGGTGTCGCACGATGTCTAAATATGGCGACTTCTTTTTATATTTGGACATTGATGAAAAATATGGTATTAAATCAGTAATTGCGCTGCCCCCTCAAGAAGTTGAAAGACTAGAAGGAATGGACAGTACAAACCCAAATTATATTCAATACCAGTGGAATACCGCTGGAATGACTTTTGAAAATTGGCAGGTTTCTCATTTTAGAATTTTAGGAAATGATAAGTATGCTCCATATGGAACATCGATTCTAGAACCCGCCCGACGTATTTGGCGTCAGTTAACACTAATGGAAGATGCTATGATGGCATATCGCGTCATCCGCTCTTCTGAAAGGAGAGTTTTCAAAATTGATGTTGGCGCGATTCCTCCACAAGAAGTTGAACAATATATGGAAAAGATTGTTACTCAACTTAAACGACATAGCGTTGTAGACCCGACAACCGGCAGAATTGATCTTCGTTATAACCCAATGAGTATTGAGGAAGATTATTTTATTCCTGTTCGTGCTGGTTCGTCAACGGACATTACAAATCTTGCCGGCGGTTCGAATACGACGCAGATTGACGATATTAAATATCTTCGAGATAAATTATTTTCTGCTCTTAAGATCCCTCAGTCATATCTTACAATGGGAGAAGGCGCGGAAGAAGATAAAACTACGCTAGCCCAAAAGGACATTCGTTTCGCCAGAACCATTCAACGTCTTCAGCGTGTGGTAGTGGCTGAATTAACGAAGATTGGAATCATTCATCTTTATACTCTTGGATTTAGAGGGGATGATCTATTGTCATTTAAGCTGAGTCTTAATAATCCATCTAGAATTGCCGAGCTTCAAGAGCTTGAACACTGGAAAACAAAGTTTGATACTGCCGGCGGTGCGACAGAGGGTTATTTCTCACGGCGCTGGGTTGCTGAGCATATGTTTGGAATGACTCATGAGGAGTTTATTCGTAATCAAAGAGAGATGTATTATGATCGCATTCATGATGCATCACTACAGCAGGTTGCAGAGGCTGCAGCAGCCGAAGGTGCCGCCGCCGCACCCCCGCCTGGTGGTGATTTAGGTGGTGATTTAGGTGGACCGTTACCTGGCGCAGAAATGGGAGGCCCAGAAGAAATGCCCGCCGGCGCAGCAGGTGGCCCTGAAGAGGCGCCCGCGCCCGAAGGCGCCGACGAAGAGTCTGCTTTGTTGGCAGTTCCCCCCGGCTCGCGTGAGGCGCCACGCTTGACACCAGGGGCAAAAGGCAAAGTTTATCATCCTGTGAATGTTGATAAAAGGCCCGCCGGCGCAAGATCTCGTTCTTATGCTTCGAAGTATTCTCGCGAGAAGGGAAGTAACACCATCAGAAATATAATGCCTGGGTATAGCGATCTTAAGTCATTAGTTAAAATGGATGGTCTTGGGAGTGGCATTTACGAAGAAGATCAATCTACTTATAGTTTGAGAGAACAAACAGAAGAAAAGAAATTGTTTACAGTTACCGCGTCTGTTCGTGATCTACTTAAAGTACTGGAGAGTAAGGACTTAATAACGGAGCAAAAAAATGAAGATAAAACACAACAAGAAACGTAATACAGCATTTGTTTACGAAGCACTTGTTAAAGAAGCTACTGTTGCGATCTTAAAAAACGATTCAGAAAGAAGAGACAAAGCGATAAAAATAATAAAAAAGCACTTTAAACCTGGAAGTGTATTGAGAAAAGATTTAGATTGCTATCGCTCTTTATATGAAAATCAAGATTTAGACAAAGTGATAGCAGAAAAGATTCTAAGAGAAACAAAGATTCAGAAGAGGTTTATCGATCCTAGTGGATTGTTTAAGCAACAAACGAAGCTCATTCACGATGTAAACAAGGAAGCCTCACCTTCTGTGTTTGGCAACTTTGTTCCAAACTATAAATCTCTAGCTACTATTATGCAGATTTTTTCTGATAAGATTTCACCAAAGAACCAAGTTATTTTAGAGAATGAGATAATTCAAAAAATGCTCATTAAATCAGAGAATATTGATACTAAAGAGCAAATAGATGGATTGATCTATAAAACGTTTGCTTCCAAGTTTAATGAAAAATATGATAACGAACTTTTAAAAGAACAGAAAGAGCTTTTAACTTATTATATTTCTTCATTTGCCGACAACTCTCTAGAGCTTAAAATGTTTTTAAATGACGAAATTCCAAGACT